GGTAAATCTCTATTCATGTGTCACTGTGGTGCGGGTCATTTAGCGCAAGGTAAGAATGTTCTCTATATCACTATGGAGATGTCAGAGGAAAAGATTGCAGAACGTATTGATGCAAACTTGCTTGATGTTACTATCGATGATTTGAAGTCTTTGTCAAAAGATATGTACGACAGAAAGATTGATAGACTAGCAAAGAAGACACAAGGTAAACTCGTAATCAAAGAGTTTCCTACTGCATCTGCACACGTTGGTCACTTTCGTCACTTGTTGAATGAACTCAATCTGAAGAAGAACTTTCGACCAGATATCATCTACATTGACTATCTAAATATTTGTGCATCTGCAAGAGTTAAGAATACACAAGCAAACTCATACACAATCATCAAATCTATCGCAGAAGAAATTCGTGGTCTTGCTGTTGAGTTTAATGTTCCTGTTGTTACTGCAACCCAAACAACTCGTTCTGGTTATTCTAACTCAGACGTAGGGCTTGAAGATACCTCAGAATCCTTTGGTTTGCCTGCAACCGCAGACCTTATGCTTGCCTTGATTTCTACAGAAGAACTTGAAGAACTTGGTCAGATTATGATTAAACAATTGAAGAACCGAAACGGCGACCCTAATATACACAAGAGGTTTGTTGTCGGTGTCGATAGAAGCAAAATGCGTCTATATGATTGTGAACAAGAAGCACAAGATGGCTTGACTGATGCAGGTTCAAGTAAGAGAGATGTTCCTGCGTTTGATAATAGTAATTTTGGTCAATCAGAATTTAAAATAAAAAGACGAAATAAAAGTTTCGGTGAATTGAACTTTGAATAAGAACGGAGATAATATGATAAACGTAGCAGGTAAAAAGACTGGTGCAATCTCAACAGAAGCACCTATCGAAGACGCTGAATTTGAGGATATTCCTCAAGTCGAAGAAAATACAGATACTTCATTAGGCAGATATGTAAAGGTGTGGGACTTAGCATTGCCAGAGAAGTATTGTAAGAAAATGATTGAGATGTATTCAGAAGGTGGTGAGTTTCAATTAGTGAGAACAGACCAAGGTTCTTTTGTTTCATTGAATATTGACCGCTCAGATGCGTTTTCTAAAATATCTGAAACTCAGAAGAACATCATTGAAGCAACTTTACCTGTATATGCTGAGGCAGTACAACCAGATAGTTCTGTATTTCCTGAACAATCTAGTATCGAAGATATGCACATATATCATTTCAGAAATGAAAATGACTTTAAAGAAATGGGGCATGACATTAAGCACTTTTCACAAGCAAGGCGATATCTTGCATTGTATTGGTTCTTGTCTGAAGACCCAGACTTCTATTTGCAGTTCGGTACATTTGGTGCCAAAGTAGAAAGTAAGGTTGGTCGACTAGTAATGTTCCCATCTAGTTGGACATATCCATATCAAATTCTGAACTCAGATAAGCAAAATTTCCTACTAAAAACTCACTTAAATTTTATGTAGCGACAATTTGCCTTATAAATAATCTGGTATAATATGTGTGGGTGAAAGATTAGGTGTCAAACGATAATTAATGCCGAGATGCAATCAATCGGCGATAGGAAGAGTTGGGGTGTATATTGCACAAACACTTTAAGTATTTACAACTGGAAAAGCGATTAACTGCTTCAGTGCAGTCTGGTGGGGTTCCTGGTCGCATATCTATAGACACCTAGGGGTGTTGCTCTTCCAAGGGGCAACGCCCCTTTTTTTTGTCTAAAACGACAACATATTACCAAAATAATTCAACTTTTTTGGTATCCTCAATAAAATCAACCACTTACGAACCAAGGTTTTCCTTGACATTGCCCTCTAGTCAGCATATAATATGTGTATAAGTTGACAGAAGAGAGAGAAAACTATGTTTCGTATCCCAGATTTCTACCAAGATAATGCCTTGACATTCGATAATGCAGTTGCTACAATGACTGCACACGGTCGAGGTGACTTGCTTGCGGGTATGCAAGCGATGGATAATTGCTGGCTTGAACATTGTTCTGGTTCGCCTCGGTTCGAAGATGATGATGACTTTTTCGATACATATGAGTATGAAGTAAATGCTTATAATGTTGTATTTGAAAAAATGTCTGTTTTGTTTCAATAAGAGGGTTTGATATGACTAACGCTGTTGCTGTTTATGGTTCTACTAAAGAGAAGCGAGAGATTGTTGAGAAAGCGGTTGCATGGTGTATCAGAGAATTGATGCCAAGAATGCAGACGCTTGAAGTCTTTGTTCACTTGAAAGACTTGAAGGGTAAAGCGTACGGTTACTGTATGGAACAAGATACTAACCGTGAGTTTGAAATTGAAGTTGATAAGAAACTGAGTTTGTACGATTTGGTTTCTACAGTCTGCCACGAAATGGTACACGTTAAGCAATACGCCCGCAGAGAGTTGCGCCAAGATAAGCATGGTAATACCCTTTGGAAAAAGAGCGGTTCGTTTAACACTACAGCATACGAAGACTGCCCTTGGGAAAAAGAAGCATTCCGATTAGAGGGTGAACTTGCGTTGCGGTGCTTCCAAGAAGCATTGTAAGACAGATGATGGCACCTTGTCCGTCTTATAAATACAAGTGAAGAAGTATAATTGAAAATCACTTAATATTGAGGTGCAAAAATGGTAGCAAAAACCCTGTCACAATTTATGGCTGAAGCACAAGGTCCTGATAGTATTGACGTACTACAGGCTGGTTGCATGGAACTCGGCTTCAAAGATTTTAAGAAACTCAGCGGCAAACGTTTCGCTATTCTTACCAACGATAATAGAGTAGAATTACTCAATAAAATCGCAATGCACTTTGCACAGTTTGGTGCAAGTTATGACCCAGACTTTGGTTCGTCCTCAGTCGGTGGTGTACGCATTGGTCCATTCGGCATTTTCGCCGCCCCAAAATCTAAGCAAGGAAAAGCAAGCGCAGGACTTGATAGTGAATTTACGCTAATCAAAATGATTAACGATGCACTAGAAGATGGTCCTCTCAATGTTGTATTCACTTCTGGTAGCAAGAAATTTACAATCCCAAATGCTGTTCGTGCAGAGGGTGCTGGTAGCGACACAAAAGGTCGTAAGAAATCAGATGTAAATGTATTCGATACAGATGGTAATGTATATCCATTATCACTGAAAAAAGATAAAGCAGAAATGTGGGAATCTGCGGATTCTTACTACGGCGACAAGATGAAAAAGATTGTCGATAGAGAACTAAAAGCGGGTAATATCCGTGTAGAACCACATCCAAAAGTACGTTCAGTATTTACAATCACCCCAAATTTAGCAGTAAAAGCAAGCGCACAAGAAGTGAAGAATGTCGTATTCGGTTCTGACATTCTACCTAATGGCGCAGTATTAGAAAAGACATTTACTGGCAAATATAAGATTGACGGAGACACAGAAAGTGTTATAATAGATGTCAGTCATATCATTACAAGTCCAAGAGAATTGAAAGGTAACTACGAAGTGTATTTCTTAATTAGAAACGATAGTTCTCGCAAAGGTTCTAAAATCCCTGGTTTGCGTGTTCTAGCAGTTAAGAAAACTCGTATTAACCGTAACGTGAAGGTAGTTAAATAATGAAGAGTTTTCTAACATATCAACAACTAGATGAACAAGCAGGTAAGAACTTGCACCTTGAGCATTTAGAAGATGAAATTATAAACAACGGCATCAATGGTGGTCGTGCGGCAATTAACTTTTTACGTTCATTGCGTGACATGCTCAGAGGTGATGCTTCATCCAAAGTAAACGTAACTGTCAAGTGGGACGGTGCGCCAGCAGTTTTCTTTGGTGTCGACCCAGAAGATGATAAGTTTTTTGTTGCGAAGAAAGGTATCTTCAACAAGAACCCAAAAGTCTATAAGTCACATGCTGACATTGATGCAGACACTTCTGGTGATTTGTCTACTAAACTAAAACTATCTTTTGACTATCTTTCTAAGTTGAAACTTGGTGGCGATGTATATCAAGGTGACTTGATGTTCACTAAACAAGACTTGAAGAAAGAAACAATCGAAGGCGAGAAACTAATAACATTTGGTCCAAATACAATTGTATATGCAGTACCTACTGATAGTG